TAATGAATACTGAGCAACAAATTCTCCAGAATCAGATCGAGACTCTCAAAGAAATCGGCGAGATAAAACAAGATATAGGGATAATCAAGGGAACGCTGGAGCAACTGATCCCCCGCGTAAATATTCTTGAGAGAATGGCAAAAACTTTTATATCGAAAAGTTCAATTACATTAATAATTATTATTTCGGCGGGGATATTTATTCCCATGGGAATATTAACTGCGAAACTGATATGGAAATGAAATGAACTATAAAAAGCTTTTCGAGATACAGCGAGAAAAAATCCTGGCGGAGCCTTTGGCACAACAGCATAGAAGCTTTAGCATGATGTTATTGCACGCAGAATATTGGATGAACACCGAGAATATCGTGAGCACGGATTGTAGCGGTACCCTCTCGTTTCCACTTCTATGCATGAACTTTAATATCAGGACCCGGGCGGATGAATTTTATAAGCGGATTTACGTTAAGTCGGCAGCTAATATCAGTAGGTATTATCACAGGATCATAGCGATATTCTATTTGAAGAACGGCATAGCCACTCATGTTAGTCCTATCGTCGGGCGAGGAGTTATTCTCGATGCTGTCAATGAGGAGCAGCCGGTGCAACTGAAAGCGCTGGAGCCGGTGATGAGATGGTATCAACGAAATGGATACGATGTTGATATACGGGAGCTCGCCTGGGAAAAGGTAGAGGAATTAAGCGGAGACAAATCTGCGTACTGGGATTTGGATGATATCTTAAAAAAATTGAGGGAGATGTGATGGCTGTAATACCTAAAGAAATAGAAATCGACGTAAAGATGGGAAAGAGTTTGTCCATGAAAGTAATAAGGTGGCTCTGGATTATTTTGATGATTTGTTTGTGCGTGATGGTATTTATCTCAGTATACGTCCTGCCCGATTCGATGGTCAGGCTCATGCAGGCAGTGCCGTTTTTAACGGGACTTATTTTTCTCATGGCGAGTATCTCCTTTGGGGGCAGTGCCATCAAACGGCACGATTTGTTGAAAAATGGAAATAAAAATGGATAAAAGATACTGGATTTTATTAATTCCTATTATTGTACTTATAGCGGGGTTTATACATGCGATACTTGAAGACCATAATACTATTTGTATTCTCAATGAGTCTATCAAATCTTACAGGGCAGGAAATACCAAGCTTCTCAGACAGCTTAAAGCAAGTAGAAATAGCATTACTCGGCTCACTGAGGACCTTGGACGAGCAAGAGCAGAAAGTGACGCTCTTGGAAGCACAGTTGAAAGAAGCCAAGGAATCCTCTTTGAACTCAGACAGGAAAATAGCAGCCTTAGAGAAATCCTTGGCCGAAGCGAAATCACAAGTGGCGGCATTAAAGCAGATAGTGATAGAATCCGAGGCGGAATTGGCGAGGCTCTTGAGATTATCCGGGACCTTAGAGAGAACTATCAAGGACAATGAAGAGAATCATCTATCGAATCTGGAAAAGGTGAGGAAGGCGCACCTGGCGGAGACTCTTAAAATCAGGATAGGCAGTTGGATCAAATTAGGACTTGGTGTCGGAATAGGCATTTTGATAGGAGGAGGAATTAGCTATTATGCCAGAACTCGCTGAACATTCGGCCCGGGTCTTGAGTCCAGCAAGCTGCAGCAAAGAATATGGTAGACAGGAGATCACCTCCGGCGTGATTCGTGTGGCCTGTCGCTTGAAGGATTCGACGAAGTGGGCTACTCAAAGCTATAGATTCCAGAAAACTAAGTTCACAGCGGCTGAGGCGAGGGCTTGGCTGAAGGAGCATAAGATCCGGTACACCTTATTCGAAGCCGCAACCGATTGACGAAAGAAATAATATCCGCTAAAATATTGGACAGAATGGGGGAAACAAAATGTCTAATAACACAGAGGAAAAAGTCAGGATCAGGATAACAATATCCAAGAAAGTTTATGATCATGCCGTGGAATTCGCAGAGGATCAGGGCAGGACGGTCAATAATCTCATGGCGCATGCGGTAGCGGTTTATCTCAAAAGATATAAAGCAGGATAGGCATTTGGAGAAAAAGAACGATGAGGATTATACATGCTATTATTGCGGAATATTCGCTTCAGGAATAGATCACGTTATACCGAGAGCTATTCTAAGATCATTTGGTATAAGCTATAGCAGGGGTTGTGCTGGAGATTACGATCCTGAAACTCTGAGAACGATAGTAGGAGAAAGAACATTAACAGTTCCTTGTTGTCGTGAATGCAATACTTTGCTGGGTAGTTCTTTCCAGAAAACATTAGGAGAAAGAAAAGCATATTTGAAAATGAGATTGAAAAGAAGATATAAGAAATTGATAAAAATGCCCAATTGGAAAGAAGAAGAAATACTGGAATTAGGACCTACTCTTCGGCAAAATGTAAGAGCAAGTTTAGAAGCAAAAAAGCTCATCTTGGCCAGAATAAGATGGTAGCCGATAATAAATATGATTCCAGACTTCCGTTATCAGCCGTGTAAGCGACAGGGCGCCGAGAGCAAATTCAAAGTAGATCACAGATTCAATTTCAATCCAAATATGGGCTTTTCTCAGAGACACTTCTAAAAGCGATCATTTGGCCAACAACTGTTAAGCAGAATCCCTCACTTTTTTAAAAAAACATGCCTTTTCCTCTTTAAAACGCTTGCGGAATCATATTACATATGATATTATTATACTCAGGAGGTACGAGAAAATGCTACAGCGGATGGCCGGTTACCGATACGGTAAAGCGAATGGAAATTCCTATAATACCAGAGACAATAAACATGAGAATGGCGCGTCTATGGCGTCTGTTGTCGGATTGTCGGAATGTCGTTCATTTGCAACCATGCACGCAAAAGAAAACAGACAAAAAATTTATTATATTGGAACTATTGCAGGCAAGGGCGGCGACGATGAGTATTTGCTGACAAACATTACCAGGATCAGTAGCAAAGAATACAAAATTTGGTTGGAAAATAACAAGAATATTACGGCGGCTTATATCCAAAAAGAAGCAAAGGAATTGGAATGGGCCAGAGATTATGCAATCAGTAATATGATGTATCCCTGGCCGCATAAAATAAAAGAAATAGAAAAAATGTATGCGGAGAAAATTAACTGCTTATACACGGGCTGTTAGCCTGAAAAAAACTTTAGGAGGTTTTGAGATGAAAGTACAGATCGTTGATAACTTCGGAAATACTTATCAAATCTACGGAGATTTAGAGCAGGCCTATTCCGATGATCCCACATGGCCGGATGATGTGGGCAGGGAAATCGAAAAAACTTTTATCAGACTTAAGAATGCCGAACAAGAATATCTTTTGAATGAGAAAAAAGCCTGATGGCAAACAACATTCACCTGGGCCTCTTTCATTTGAGAGGGGCTTGGGGGACTGTTAATCCCATGGAGGTATAACGATGAAAGAATACAAGGGAATTTATTTGCCAACTAAGCGGCACAGGAAACCGAGAGAGCATAAGTTTCAGGCGGTTCATGACAAACGGGCAGCCGTGAAATTTGCGGTATTATGTTACGATTGCGGTTGGAAGCTGCTGAATGTTCTAAATGAGAAAAAGGAAGTGCTTTTCTGCAATGGGAAACTGATGTGTTAGGTTATCAGTTTGTAAAAAAGCCCTGTGATTTATGCGAGACCATGGGTATAATTATGGTGTCTGAAGGAATGACCCTTGAAGAAATCAGGGATGCCGGTGAGATGCCGGTCTTTGATCCTGAAATTGCGCAGACCGAAGAGACCTGTCCTGAATGTGATGGGGCGGGCTGGTATTGGGAAGAAAAAGAAGATTAAACATAGGAGGTTTTTATGGATAATTTAAATTCGATTCTTATTGAAGGGATTCTGGTGGCAGATCCCAAAGCAGTTCATAGTATTGCTGAGAACCGGGTGATTTGTGAATTTACTATTACCTCGAAGCGCTATTTCAAGAAAGACAGAGAGGTAATAGAGGATTCATCAAATTTCGATGTCATTTGCTATGGCAGGGTTGCGTCGATATGCGCCGAACAGCTGCACAAAGACCGGGGCGTCCGGGTTGTCGGCAGGCTACAAGAGTACAGATGGGGGGATGTTTCCAGGGTGCATATCATCGCAGAGCATGTGGAATTTCAACAGCGATATAAATACAAAGAAACCAAGGAGGCAAAAGCATGACAGGAGTAGATTGGGCGACTATCAAGGATAATATTATGGTAGCACGAGCACCTAAAGGTGAAGGGAAGCTTGTGGTATTGCAGGATGAGGATTGGCGCAAGATATACAATTTCATCGGCAAGATGATTGATATGCGCCAGCAAATAAGGGAATTTCTCGAATAAATCATTTAGATTTAAGAATGGAGGAAAGAAATGAAATTCAGCAATATGGAAAGATTAAGCAAAGAACAATCAGAAGATAAAGAGCATAATGGGGATATTGTATTAACGAGATTAACAACAAAACTTGGCGGTATGATTTTCCCAGGTGGAGCTAAGATAAACATTAGGCGGAGAATCGTTTATCATAGTCCAACTGGATTCGAATTTGGTTATGGCGGATCGGGGCCTGCCGATCTTGCATTGAATATTCTTTATCTATTTTTAGATTTTCCTAGAGCTTGGAAATTGCATAAATCTTTCAAATGGGATTTTATTGCAGTAATGAGTAAATCGGGCGGAATAATAACCGCTGCGGAAATTAAAGAATGGATCAAAAAAAAATTAATTCACTTGACAAGTAATAGGTAGATATGAATAGAAAGAAGGAGAGTTGGCCCTGTGCCAACTCTCCTAAGTGGGGAAAACAAAGTTGAATACTCACCTTAGAGTATATCGAATCCCCACATAGAGTCAAGAGTGAAGTCAAGGAGCTATTAAAATAAAAAATGTTGAAAATAGCTTGTATAATCATTGAAAGTATGATAGCATGCGACTATGGTATCCTGCAAAATAAAGAAATTAAAAACCCCAAAATTCAGTGCCTTCGCGGGATACCATGCTGAATGGCGGGGTTTTTTCTTTGGAGGAAATATAAGAATTTGTATTATTCCTGGTTGTGAAAATAAATATGAAGCTAAAGGTTATTGCAGGAGGCATTATCGAAAATATATGAAATATGGTGATCCTCTCCATACAGAAATAGAAAAACACGGTATGTGCGGAACTCCAGAATATAAAACATGGCAACAAATGAAAGAACGTTGTTATAATAAAAAACATGCATTCTATTATCGCTATGGCGGTCGAGGCATTATAATATGCGATCATTGGAAAAATAGTTTCATATCTTTTTATGCTGATATGGGCCCGAGACCATTTCCCGAAGCCGAGATTGATAGAATAGATAATGATAAAGATTATTTTAAAGAAAATTGTCACTGGACAACATATATAATAAATATGAGAAATGCATCAAGTGCAAAATTGACATTTGAAAAAGCCGAAGAGATAAGAAAATTATATATGGAGAGTGGTGTATCGCAGGAAAAATTAGCAAGAATATATGGTGTGAATCGAAGTAATATAAGCCATGTAGTAAATAATAAAACATGGCAAACATAAGGAGGAAATAGTGGGTGAACTGACGACTGTTAATAAAGAGATGATATTAGGAGAAGATCAGCTTCAGTTATATTCCAAGTTAATGGCAGTAATTGATAGAAATCCGAATTTAGACGGGAAGACGCCGGGATGTAATAATGACTTCTGTTTAATCAAAACCAAACTTGGGTATAGCATTGAGATTACAAGAAATTTCGCGTTGAAAATGCAACACATAGCCAACTATAATTACAAGCCTGAATTCCCTCCTACGATAATAGAAAAAGAAAACCATTTTTACATTGCGATTGCGGTCAAACTCTGGAATGAAAAAGGGGAAGTGACCGAAGTAGGCGGATGTTCTACAAGTGAAATAAATGAAAAAAATAAAACCAGAGCCTTTCATGATACTTTAGCCCGGGCCGTCACCAGAGGACTAAAGCGGGCCCTGGAAGCGAAAGCCGGGATGCCTTTTATCAATTTATTAATAAAAGAATTATTTGGAGGCTACGAAATTCAGGGCCGGTCGACGCCAACAGAGAGAGATGTCACGGGATCGGGCGGACTGGCCGAGGATTCAAAACGGCTAGGCAACGAGATACACAAGATGTTGAAAGACGCACGGGATGCGGAAATGATTAGCCAGGAGGAAGTCAATATATATTGGAACGAAGTCATGCTTAATATCAATGACAGCAAATATTTGGAAAACATGAAGAGAAGCATAGATATAGATTTACGGGAAATCGATACCAAAGGACATCATCATGGCTGAGTGCAAAAACCTTATAGCTGAACAGATACCGACCGGCCAGGGTGATACCCTCTCCTTCAGACTGATAGACGAGGAGGATACAATAAAGAGGGCTATGCATTTCTACAGTCAGAAAGCAATGAACGAAAAACGAACTGGCATAAAACGGCGGATCATTCTGCATCTGGAGATATTCTACAAAAAACGAACGCTGGGACAGAACGGCTTGCATCGGGCTCTTATGGGGATATACAGCCAGGAGCAAGAGGGGACAAAGGCATACGCCGACGAATACCATGAGGGGATGATCTTGCGTTATGCGGAGGATGTTCCCGACCGACTCACAGGCATGACCAGAAAAAAGCGATCACATGAAATGAATACGGTTGAAATGTCACAGCTAGTCGAAGCAGATTTTCGAGAATTGGCGATGATAGGTTTATGCCTGGAAAATGCAGAAAGCATTAAGCATTATGGAGCTGAATGGTATAATTGGCGGGGCAGCCAGAAAGTTGATCCTTTGAGTGATACCTACAAAGACATAGAGGATTATAAGAAAAAAGTTTGTTACTGCGAGGCTTGTCTGAAAGGATTAATCGGAACAGATCAATATGGCAAGAATATTTACATCGGGCATATGGCGCACATCGTGACGAAAGAAGCGGGCGGTTCGGATGATCTATGGTGCAGACTTCATTTATGTCCAGAACATCATTTGGGATTGCAACATGCTCAAGGATGGATTGAACTCATCAAAAAGTATCCGCATTTGGAATGGAAAATAAAACGGGCGAGAGAAAAAGCGAGTGCGGGTCCACTTTTACTTCCAGAGCCTGAACGTAAAGATTTGGAAGAAACCACTACGGAAAAATTAGAGATATTCTGATGAAGAAAAATATTATAGCTAGTGAAATAAAAGAGATAACAATCGCAGTAATTGATCCGATAAAATGTGAAATATGTGGCACTTTAACACCACTGCATTGCGCAAAATTATGTTATCAATGCTGGGAAATCAAACAATTTTTGAGTAGTTTATTGCAGAATAAAGCAAGCAGAAAAATAGCTAAAATTATTATAAAATCTATAGAAAAGAAAATCAAAAAATGAACAAGAAAAACTATCAATTTAAAGGTTTTATTGTTAATAAAGATTATGAAATCATAAGAGAAGCAGATAAAACGGTGCCCTGCAAAATATGCGGGGATGATACACACATGCTCGGCACGCAGCTGTGTAATGGATGCTGGGAGGTTTCTTGTAGACTGCGGGAGTTCTTGCAAAACAAAGCAGGCCGGGAAATGGCGCAGGCAATTATTGATGAGTTCGTCCATGAGGGCGAGAAATAAAGCAATCATATTTTTATAGGGGAAACAGAAACATGAAGAAATACTTTACCTGTCCAGATGGCGGGCAGACAGAAATCAAAAGTTGTCTTGATGGCAACTGTAGAATGGGAAGCCGGTGCGCTCCTCTACCGTTTCTAATTCACGCCGGAGAATGGCGGGAATACAAAGGACATCTATCGGTAACAAGATGCTTGCTCGGCACGAGGGAGTTTTATCTGCAAAACACGATAGATTTTGCGATCAAGCCGGCAAGCGAGGTCTGGGCGATCCTGGGAGGTGAGGCTCATGAAGTGCTGGAGAAAAAGGATAACGGCCTATTCAAAACAGAACTGTACATGCAGTACGAGGGCATATCTGGCATGACTGATTTGGTGGAGCTGCAGCCAAACGGTGAGCGGTGGTTAATAGACCACAAATACGTAGGCAGCTTTGCTGTGAGCCTGGCACTCGGCATCAAATACGCATGCATGGTGGACGTTCTGGACAGCAACGGAAATCAGATCATCGGACAGCGGGGCAAGTATGCCGGGCAACCGAAAAAGAAAAAGAGCTTTCAGCTATATCCAAAGCAGGCAGATACCTGGAAATATTCGATGCAGTTGGGGATGTACGCTCTGGCCTATGAGGATATGCACCCAGGACAGCATATAGATAGATTAATGGTATTTTTCGTTCCGCGGGATGGAGGTTTACAGATAGCAAGAGAGCGGGGGATCACAGAGAATATGTACTACGTGGAAATACCCAGGCTGTCGGATGAAATCGTGCTGGATTATTTCGAACGGAAGCGGATCGCTGGAGAGGAAGCGATGGCCAATAAGAGACTTCCTCCTGTATGCAATTCTGTGGAATCTTGGGACGGCAGGAAGTGTCAGCAATATTGTGATGTAAAAGAGGCGTGTGCGAAAATCGGGGACAATCCACATCCGGGTGGGACAGACAGCGAGCTATCTAATTTTTGAGGAGGATAATATGCGAGAAATAAAAGGTAAAGGCTTGAAGCTTCTAAATGAGAAGACGTATCTGATCAGATATTCCGGGCGTGGAGCCATCGTCAATATTCCGTCGGTATACATGACCCTGGCGCAGTTAAAGGTTGGTGACCCCGTTTTTCTGTATATGCACGGCGACGATCTTGTGATTTCAAAAAATCTGTACAAATAGGACTTGACAGATATTCAGATCTGTGGTAGTATCGGAATGTGGATCCTAGGAAAAACAACAAAAGAATTACCCTCAAAAATTCAGAACCTTTACCTGGGATCCACTTCTGAATTGGCGAGGGTTTTTTTATGGAGGAACTTATGCAAGAAATGACAATCAAGCAAATAGCAGAATTAGCAGGTATATCTCGTGATTCTGTCGAGCGTGTAGTTCGAGAACTTTTTCCGAATCTCATGGAAAAAGGGAGAATGACTATTCTTAATCAATCACAAGCCATAGCAGTTATGGAGAAAGTGCGTAAAGCAAATATGGTATCACTTCCGCAAAATGCGGAGGTAGTTCCGCAAAATGCACAGATTGCAACGATCATTCGAGAAATGATACCTGCTATGGCTACAGCGATAGCCCAGGCATTCAAAATGATTGAGCAATCATCGAATCAAGTTCGGACGCGCCAAGGTGCTCTTGCTTTGCCTTCATCATCTCCTGAAGGTGAATATTATACGATAATGGGTTATGGAGTGCGTCGAGGAATAAAGATCAACGAGACTAATGCCATGGTGTTGGGACGTGAAGCTGCCAAACTTTCTCGATCACGTAATATTGGAATACACAAAGTATCTCATGAAAAACATGGCGAGATTAATTCTTATCATATTTCAATATTAAAGGAAGTATTTACGGTTTAATAATAAACCGAAAACTATAAACTAGGAGGATGGTATGGGGAAAAAAACAGAAGAAGGGTTAAGGATTCTGAGCCTTAAAATTGCTAATCTCAGGAACATCGAAATAATCGATGTAGATTTCAGGAACAAGATGTTCGTCGAGATTCGGGGAAAGAATGGATCGGCCAAAACATCGTTTATCGATGGGTTCTTCGCGTCTATGGTTGGCGCAAAGCATTTTGGAAAAGCACCTTGGAGAGCTATCAGACAGGGACAGAACAAGGCGATGATAAAAACCGTCATCGGGAACGCAGACAGACAGATTGAGATCAAGCAATCAATCACAAAAAAGATCGATGACAAAGGAGCCATCAGCACGGGCGGAACGCTCACGATCAAAGATACCGAAGGCAAAGACTTGGACAGGGCGTTCCTAAGCGGGCTTCTTTCTGAGTTCACGATCAATCCTTTGGCATTTGCCAAACGATCGGCAAAGGATCAAATTGACATCGCTAAGAAACTTGGCGGTATCAATACAGATAAGATAGAGGCTGCCTACGAGGCTACTTTCCAAGAGCGTACGAGTGAGAATCGGGAGCTAAAGCGACTCGATGCTCTGGTTAAGAGTCTTCGATGTGAGCCGGCTGAGCCTGTCAAGATGGAGGAGTTATTTGCTGAACGGCAGGGGATCGCGGATTACAATATTTTGCAGGATGAAAGAGAAAGAGAACGCAATGATTGTACAGAAGCCATTAGATCAAGGCGAGAAAGGATTGAAGAACTTGAAAACGAGATGGTTGAAATGCGAACAAAGCTAAGAGTTCTGCAAGAAAGAAAAGAGGACTATCTGGAATATATTAAAGCAGCAGATATTCGCTTTAAAGAAGCACCCAAGCCTGAAGAACGTAAAACTTTCGATGCGGTAGATCTAGCAGTGGCAAGCGCAGGCGGAGTGAACGAGAAAGCGGAGAATTGGCGTCAATATCAGGAAGCATTCAAACGGCAGGTGCACAGCAAGAAAACGGCGGATGATTTTACGGCAAAGCTAAAGGCCCTGGAAAAAGAAAGAAAGGATATGATTTTGAATTCTAAGTTCCCTTTCAAGAATTTAGAATTCGATGAGAATGTCGGTATCCTGATCGATTCCATACCATTCAGTCAGAAATCATCCGCAGAGCAATTGCGGATTAGTACCCGCTTGGGAATGGAAATGAAACCCGATCTGCGGATTCTGTTCATCGAAAGCGGGTCCCTACTAGATGAGGAATCTTTTGAAGTTGTCAAAGAAATGGGTTCTCGCTACGGCTATCAGATACTTGTAGAATCCGTCGGTGAGGAGGCTGGAGAAAATAAGATCGTCCTGCGGGCTGGCAGTGTGGTATCTGCCTTCGAGCGTCAGGACACGGTGGCCGAGAAAGTCAGGAAACTTGATAGCAATTTATAGAAACGGGGCGGGTGATTCTATTCACCCGCCTTTTAAGAAAAACATGAGAGATATGATAGAGGCATAGCATGAAGAAATTATATGTAATTTTAAGTTTCAAGAATATTGATAAAATAGTAAGTATTTGTGGAATATGTAAAAACAAAGATACTGCTATTGAGATAGCAGAAAAAGCAGATCAAATGAATTCAATTTCATCTAATCCAGGATACGGACAGGCAGAAATATATGATATCAAGTGTAAAGAAATTAAAAGAATACCAAAAATAAAAATCGTACCAATTATTTTTGAAAAGAAAGTAAACAAGAATGAAATATGAGCCTTCAACCATAGAAAGAGAACAAAAGAGAAAGCGCCGGAACAAGCGGCGGAATCTCAGGAAAAAGATTGCGAGGATAACATGGGTGAAACAAAGTTTAACGAATACATTGACAAAATGGCAGTCAAGATTGTGCGATGCAACAAAGTAGAAGACGCCATGACCTTAGCCGAAGAGATCGTGAACGATACAAAAAGTGGGGCAAGGAGAGCCATCAGGTTTAAGGCAGCGGATTCATATCTATTTGAAGAATCGCCGGGCCTTGTGATTGCGGTGATGAAATCGATCCCTTTTCACATAGAAGGGCTTGACAGTCAATCGTAAATATGCAAGCATGATGAATATGGATGTCGGCGAAAATAGTAAATATTTAGCCTTATTTTTCCGGAGCTCACCTAAAAGCTGACATCCAGCCGGAGAGGTAGGGCTATTTTTTTAATAGTTCTTAGGTATTACTAAGGAGGATAAGACGAACGATCTTATCAAGCGGGGCAAAACATTACCTCAGACAATAGAAGAATTAGATAAATTTATCACAGTAGGTCAAGAAGAGGTAAGGGCACATGAAGCTCTGCTTCGGGCTATTAAAAAAACAGAAGGTGAAAGCGAAAACTTTCTTAAAAGATTAGCTGATACTCAAACTAAAGCAGAAATCATGATTGATGCTATGGCTGCAATGGGTGAAATGTTGGCACCAAATCAAAAAATACCGATTACCGATAGTTCTACTGGAAGAACGATCGGAAGCAAAAGTATCTTACCTCCTGGCATTACTAAAAAGAAATCTCATTATGCTCAAACGATATTCAAACATCCTGAAATTATAAAAGAAATTGAGGAGAAGGAACGTAAGGATAAAAATGTTGTTTCCTGGAATAGAGTATATCGGGAGATAAAGGCGAGAGAAAAAGCTGAAGTTATAATTCCAGAGATAGAAGGAATGTATCGAATCATTTACGCCGACCCCCCCTGGAAATATGGAAATGTTATGCCAGATAAATTCACGGAACAGGGTGGAGAATACCCATTAATGACTATTGATCAAATATGTCAAATAAAAGTGAAAGAACATATACAAGAAAATGCCGTGCTGTTTCTATGGGTAACATGGCCCATACTGGAGGAAAGCTTCAAGATAATTAAGGCATGGGGATTCAAATATAAAACCGGTTGGTGCTGGGATAAAGTTAAGCATGTTATGGGCCATTATAGTTCTGTCCGAAGTGAATTAGTACTTTTAGGTATTAAAGGATCATGTCCATTAGATAATAAACAATTGTTTGATAATGTTTTTTCGATTGAAAGAGAAAAACATTCTGCTAAGCCTGAATATATGAGAAAAATAATAGATACAATATATCCAAAAGGCAAAGCACTGGAAATGTTTTTCAGGGGTAATAAATCAAAATTATCGGAAAGGTGGAGTATCTGTGGAAACGAGATATCCAAATAGTAAAAATAAAGAATCTATAAAAGCAGGACAAAAATTCATGGATTATTGCTGCTGGGCTTGTTATCGCAAGGGATTGCTCATATTACCTTTTATTTCAGAACATTATCAATTTAAAGTTGGAGAAAGCATACAGGGTGTAGAATTTAAATTTAATAGTTGGTGTCCGAAATCTCATCGTCTTTCAATAGAAATTGAGGAAAGAACGGCAATAGATCGACTATGGGTAAAAAGTGGTATTTATCGAAGTGACAATACATGGCTATATATCCAGGGGACATTAAAAAAAGCCTGGGCTTTCAGCATTCGTTATTTGCGGAGACTTAATGATAGTAAGAAATTTGAATATAAAGAAGAACAGACAATAAAAACTTTCTATTTACCAGAAAAAATAGCTGACGGTATCGCAGTATTTCTATTATATCCAGAAAAGGATACTGCTTTAGTTATAAATGAAATGGGATGGCATTCATCAGGAATACAATAATACTATTATTAAATAACTCTGTGCTACTAAGGAGAAGTTAAAAATGTCTGCGAGTAAACGTTACTATTGGCTTAAGCTTCATGATGATTATTTTGATAATGCAGATATAAAAATAATAGAAGCTATGGAAAATGGAGAAAAATATTTATTATTTTTATTCAAATTGAAATTGAAATCAATAAAAACAGAAGGATATTTAAGGGTAACCGATGCGATACCTTATAATGAAAAAATGTTGGCGACTATCACAAATACAGATATTGATATTGTAAGATCGGCTATGAAAGTATTGATCGAATTCAAATTAATAGAAAAATTAGGGGATGAAACATTATATGTAAAATGCGTAGAAACATTGATTGGCAGCGAAACTGATATTGCACGAAGAGTTAGAAAATATAGAGGAAAAAAGAAGGTGTTACTTGGTAACAAAATGAAACAAATTAGTAACACAGATATAGAGTCAGAGAAAGATCTAGATAAAGATCTAGATAAAGACAAGAATGCATCACCCCCTTCGGTGCCTATCAAAAAGGAAATGACTCCTTATCAGCAGGTGATTGATAAATACTATTGGCTCTATCGGGCCAGAAACGATGACATGAAGCCGGCTATCAATGGCAAGGTCTGCAAACTGATAAAAGGTGATCTGCTGCGATTTAAGGGCACTAAATACGAGGATGCTGCCGCCAGGGTGCTATGCGATGCTCTGGAACTATATGACAGCAAGAGAGATGCGAAGCTTGAGGAATTTATAGACAAGGCTGGTTTTTCATACGAGACTTTCCACGGGATGCTTAATTACATCCTGGATCATTATACATTTGAGGAGTTTTTAGGTGGCGAAAACAAAAACAGGAGAAATTAAGGACATCCCTAAGCCGGAATGGGAATGTTATACTTGCGGATCGCAAATCTGTGATTATATTTTTGATAAAAAAATATGGAAATGGCGGATTGTAAAAACATATCATTTTACGGGATTTTGGAGGCAGAATAAAAAATGGGTATATGTTGGCGAAATATGTCCGGAGACAACAGATGTATATTGCAAAGAATGCGGCGCTATACATCCCAGGCATTATCCGATGTGCTCCAGGCTGAGTGAAGATACAAAGCAGAGATATGAATTAATGAGGCGCAAAAGCAGAGAGAGCCAGAAACGATATGAATTTAAAGGAATAAAAAATTTGGCGGATAGCAAAAAATTAAAGGAGAAAAATGTTAATGAAACGACGTAGGCATAACTTGTTTGATGCCATACGGCAAATCGAATTGAAAGGCTGCAAAATTAAGAAGATAAAGATAGCCGATCCAATAACCAAGCCGGTTATTCTTATCCCTCGCAGAGTCAATATTGGGATAAAGACGTGGGGCCATATCCATTATTTGTGCGACCAACACGGATATGAATATTTATTTAACTAGGAGGATTAAATGAATGAGAAAATTAAGATTGTTAGAGATGAACTTTTTCGAGCACTTAATGCTCCGGGTAAATTCCGATTGAAGATTATTAAAATAATCTTTCCAGAGATGATAAAAGTAGCAGAAGTTTTGAGAAATTATTATTGGCAATAAATATAAATACAACTAGGAGGATTAGATGGGTACAGAAAACAATGCAGAGAATGAGGGATCTATGCTGTTCACGGGAGAGCTCATAGACATCAAGCCGAAGAAAGGCAAGCAGACCATGATTGAGATTAAGATCATTACGCCATTTCTATCGGAAAAATGGAACAAACTCGGTGAATTGCTAATGAAAGAAGGACTGGAGATCCGATTGGCCGGAATGGCGGAGCAACAGGACCTTGATTTTGAAGGCGAGAAAGAAGACCAGGGCTATGAGGTCGTTGATGATGACGCCATTGAGGATGACAGAAAAGGAGTGAAAGAAGAAATAGATTTCAATTCCGCAGCGGTCGAGGGCAGGGAAACCGAGGAAGAACTTAAGGATGCTGCTGTCGATTTTGAGGACAGTGAGGTAGTATGATTCGATCAGAGAAGGAAGCAAAAAAGAACAGGGAAGCCGCGGCAGCAAATAAAAGACGTATTGGATTCAAGCTGCCTATTAATGATTCTGATCTTGAGGATATACATTATTATGAGAGTAAAGGCGGAGATAGTAGGGATATAAAAGAATGAAGTGGGTGGGTTTTACTTGTTGTATTTTTTTTACCTCCTTTAAGCGACAGGATTTTTACCACCCGCTTTTTATTAAGGAGGTGATGTAAATGCCACAAAGAGAATTAAAACACATAAGTTTATTCTCAGGCATTCAATGGGAGGTATGGATATTTCAGCGGAAAAAGCTGGATTCAAAACGATCCTCCAGGTGGAACCGGATAAGGCTTGCATCAAAATACTGGAAAGAGAATGGCCGAATGTGCAACGTATCAAAACTGTACAGGAATTGATTCAGAGATTATCGGAGGGCGAAATTACAAATGAGACAGTTACCCTTGTTTCGGGAGGCGACCCATGCCCTATCAGATCACGAGCGAGAGGCAATAGACCGACTAAACATGCCGATTTGTCCGGATACTTCCTTGTCGTGGTCGGGAGAATGCGGCCCAGGTGGGTTCTCCGCGAAAATGTTCCTGCACCAGATGTTATCGACTTTGAGACCGGGCTGGACGTGCTTGGATACCGAACGGTTATTGTTACAACGAATGCCGTGGCGCATACAGGTCAATGGCGGATCAGGGAGTTCGTTATCGGCTGTCCTTCAGAAGCCGGGAGAAGTGGGATCATGGACATACTTGAACGACAAAGCAATCCGGAGATTAGTAAGACGAAGCATCGAAAGGCATTTTCTATTCACTGTCTTACTACGAGACACAAAACATGCAATTCCAGTGACGGTTTCGTGTACGAAGGAAAAATGCGGGTTCTCGATTCACTCGAACGGACACGCTTTGCCGGATTCCCTGATCACTGGCTTGAAGGCCTTGGTCACTGCACAGTGGCACGCCTTACAGGCAATGCAGTAGTGCCGGCGCAATGTCTTCCCATTTTACAAGTCATAGCAGAGATAGAAAAATAAATTTGATTGCCTTCGATCCTAGTCTTCGAAAAATCGGTATTTACATTAAAATTGGGGATGAAGAGAAATCCAAGCGATATGAATATCACAGTAAAATATCCAGATTAAAAGTATTGGCGCAGATATATAACGACATGGCTATTCTGATAAATCGACTGAGTGGTAAATATAATATTGATGTGGGGATAATCGAGGGCTACGCTTTCAGTAAGAATTCAAAGTCGATAACTGCCCAGGCTGAAGTCGGCGGGATTGTCCGAGGGATTCTAGGGGATTGTGAGATACCTATTATCGAAGTGGCGCCTTTGACCTGGAAATCCGATATGCTCGGCAAGGGAAACATCCGGCTGAAGAAATCTACCAAGGCGCAGCAGATGATATATCTGGACAAGGTGCAGCGCTATCATGATCGGCGATTCGATTCAACGGACGAAGCAGACGCCTGGATGATGGCGAGGCTGGTAGAAAAAATAATTAACGACGAAGCAGCTGACACTCCGGGCATAAGAAATATCAGAAATCGGCTGAAGGATATTCTCACGGCGGAGAGAGTTTTAACGCATGGAAAGCTTTTTGATGAGGGAAAATAAATGCAAATAATCAAAGAAAATGCTTGCAATAGAACGGCAGATATGATAGAATGCAGCCATGGTCAGTATCACAAATAGTAAAAGAATTAGCCCTATTCTCTCGATGCTCGTTTTAGAGCGACTGACCAAATCGGGGGAATATGGGCTTTTTTTATGGAGGTAATGAAGATGATATTGGATGCTGTGTGTGATATATGTGGAAAAAAATCGAGCGGATATCAAGACTATGATGGCGCCGATTTATGTGAAAAATGTGAAATAGAAAAAGAACTGGACTATCTAAGAAGACAAAGGAAAGAAAAATGGGAATGGATAAAAGACTGCTGGATTAAAGAGCTTAACGAAATGAGTAAGGAAATAACTGAACTCGAAAATAAATTAAAAGAAATGTGAGGGAAATGATGGCTCATAAAATATCAGAATTAGAAGAATCAAAATTAGATTTTTATGAAATGGTAAAGATGGGAAAAGCAGGAATTCATCTTAGCCCTAGAGAAATGGCATTAGTAGTGAAAGCTATTGCTGAGAATCAGAAGGCAATTCATAAGTTGGTAGAACGGATAACAATATTGGAAAAGAAATTGGAAAAGGAAAATAGATGAAAGAATGTCCATGGTGTAAATCTTTTAAAAAAGCATCAAATTGTATTCAATGTTACATGAGTGAGAAAAAACGCAACGAGGAATTAATAAAAGATATCCGCAGGATTGCAAATGATACGCCCTATTTGAGAACGCAGGAAAAACTTTTGGAATATCTGGAGAAGATTTCAGGAGCAGGGGAAAATGCTTAGCAGGATATCGAATCAAACACGGCGAAAGTGGGCTAAGCGAGTGGCATTCTGCTTGGAACAACAAAATCTACTTACCGATTGGGAGCTTGATTTTATAGAATCAATCGACAAACAATTGGATGAAAAGAACGATTTGACGCTCAGGCAATCATTTAAACTGGGGGAGATATTTAAGAGAATGGAAGAAAAAATAGGATGATCATGGGGAATTATATAATGATAGAGAAAGGGGCAAAGCGATGAAACTAGAAATTGAGGAAGCAGTCGCATACTTGACTGGATTGTGCACAATCATGAATATCAAAAACAAAAAGGCAGAGCAAGATGGCGAACAAGTAAGTTATTATGATAAATTGTTTCCAGCATGTCTTGAGATCGTTCTCGTAGATGTGAAAATAAATCAATACAAAGTCAATGAGTAAGAAGAAACATAAAAATAAACCGGTCATTCAAAAAATCAGGGAAGATCCGATATGGCGAAAGCGAACTGAAATGCTGATTCAGCGCAATTTGATTCTTGGCTATTATCTGGAAACGATGCTGAAGGAATTGGAGCGAATCTATAAAGGAGTAATCCCGTGGATTTAAAAGAAGCACAAGAGATCGCAAAAGAAGTGCGGGGATGGGCAGACAAAGATCCCCTTTCCTTTGATGATCTTTATGTCCATGCCATAGTCGCTCTTGATGATCAGGTAGCAAAGTTAGAAGCCGAAGTGGAGCGATTAAAAAAGACGTTAGCGGAAGCCGAGGATATTATCAGGATCGGCGTGTAAAGGAGTAACCTTATGAATGATGATACACGTCCATTTCCGGTTCAAGCTGAATCCAGCTACCTAGATTCAGAAGGAAAGAGGATTTATCCTCAGCCAAGTAAAATTCCTTGGTGGCTTGCTGAGGAAGCATACAAATATTACAGCGCCATATATGGCAAACAACAATCCTTAGAACGATTAGCAGAGCGAGGGGGATTTGGACGGGGAGAACTGCTTTTCTTTTTACGGCGGGGAAGGGAGGTAACCTATGGATCAGAAAAAAGCGCATAAGATAGCAAGCGGATTACGAAAAGCTCAAGAGGGGGGAGTTTTACTTCACGAAACGGAATCTATCATAGTCATCGAGGATGCCGAAATTCAACGACTCACTGCTGAAATAGAACGATTGCAACAAACCGTAAATGATTGGCGGGGCCAGGTTGATGTCGAAAACCTGCAAGGAATGGAATGGAAAGACAAAGCTGAAAAAGCCGAGGTCAAAATAAAACAACAGCAGGATGACATTGATTCGAGAATCAATGGTACTTGTCAGATTTTAAAGAAATTGAGAAAAGCTGAGACTGAAATAGAACGATGGCGGAAGGAAGTTGAATATCAGGCATATCATCAAGATGAAACAGATTTTCAACGCAAACATCGTAAATGGGCACTTGGAAAAGCCAGAGCAAATCTACGGGGATGGAACGATCAATATATCGGTCAGATCGCTTTAATAGAATGTGCAGAAAAAGCTGAAGTTCAACGGGATGAGTTGCTTGATGCATTGATTGGGTTGAGAAGAGCCATAGAAGAAGAAACATTTCAAGGACAGCCATCGTATCATAGTGAGGATGTAAAGGGAAATATCGGCATGGCAAATGCAGCTATAATACATACAACCGGCAAAACATGGAATGAAATTAAAAACGGGGATACTGCCCTTAAGAAAAATAACCAAGGAGGCAAGCCATGAGTATGACATTAACAGAAGCACGCAAAATAGCGGAAAGAATACGCATAAAAGACTGGAATATCAGTGAGCATGTCAGTTTGTTTCGTGTTACGGTCGTCCTTGATGACAGAATAACTGAACTAGAAAAGAAACTAGCTGAGCACATCACTTATTCAAACGCCATGAGACAGGACCGGGAAGCGGCTGTTCAACGTGCCGATGAAGCTGATATGGAAGTGGGGAAGTTGAAGGCCCAGCGGGATGAACTGCTTGATGCACCTTATTTATGTTATTGCCGAGCGAGGGATTGAGGAGGCTGTCAATGAAATAAACGATGCTAGAGAAAAAGGCGGAGTAGAACTTCGGCAAGTTAGATATTGGATTCAAATTAATCGTTGGTGGGAGAAAGAGATAAAGGAATAAGTGATGAACAGAATATGTAAAATATTCGGGCATCGTTATGCATACAGTATCCTGTCGGATGATCCGTTGCGGAATTTAAGGGCATGCAGACGATGTGGCATAATTGAAGAGTATCGAGATATGCCGGCGTTTGGGAAGGGTTGGTTTCAACTTGTTTCCCGAACCAAGATGGGGGCAAAGGAATTATTGGGGAAAATCTAAAGGAGGGAATGAGGTACAATAATGATCGTAAGAGAGGCAAAACGATATCTTGAATATACAGAAAAAATAGAATTCGCCGGCATAAGACCAAGTGAAAAAGGTCGTATAATTATAAAAAAACTCATTGCCGAGATAGAACATCTTCAGGCAGAATTAGAAGCAAAAACAAGGGAATTGGAACAAACAGATTTTGAAGCGGCTACCGCTATCGAGGATTACCGATTGCGGCTAGATGCAGAAGAACGGAAAACAGCAGAGTTACTTAAGCTATGCAGGGAAGTACTAAAAAAGTGTTCATTCCCGGTAAAAGCTGCTTTGATTAAGGAGCAATTAGAAGATGCTATTTATGCTTTGAGCGAGATAAAGGATGTTATCCCTGGGAAAAATCCAAAGGAGTGAGTGATGACCGTCAAAGAAATCGTTAAAGAATACCTGATCAAGAATGGATATGATGGGCTTTATGATAGAGAATGTGGATGCCGTATTGATGATTTAATGCCTTGTGTAGAAGGCTTTGAAGGTTGTCAAGCCGGATATCTTGTTGATGATATTTATGGTAATGATGATGCCGATTTTTTCATCGGGCCGAAAAAATAAATATTGAAGAGGCAAAGATTGCAGGATGACCAACTTGCTGCGGGAAAATGATGGAAGTAAGAGGTAATAAAAATGGATAGAAACAATTGGGTAAGAACAAGTACGGAGATGCCACAAAGGGAAATGGATGTTTTGTTTGTATATCGTGGCAAAATAGAAATAGGATGGTTGAAAGATGATAATTTTTGGCATATTGCCGGACTTGTATATGATATCAAAATGGAAGATGTGATCTGGTGGCAATATTTGCCAGAATTACCAACAGGATAAACAGGGAGCGAGATAATGAATAAATCAGAAGTAATTAAAATGGTTACAGAAATTGTATGTGAAGTTGATTATGATATTTACAAACAGGCATACAATCATTCAACTGCCGAAGGGCCTGAATCTGTTGATGATAATATAGCCGATTTGATAGAGATCGTCGCCAAACATATTGAAATTGATTATGAGCATTGAGTAAACAGGGAGCGTGGCGATTAGAGGTGCCAGCAGCCAATCCTTGACGAAGTGATGCTGTGTATCCGGCGAGGGAGATAAGTCCGAGCCGTAACGCCCGCAGGCCCATTACCTGCCGTTCCCTTTATTCCACAAGGGTCGTCGATAACCAGAGAATTGGAGCCGCCGGGAGCACGGGGAATTGACATTTAGAACTGAATATATTATATTAATTATAGGATGATAGGGAATCATAAAATAATTAATATCCCCAATCGGTTCGGCGACATTTTCCTGTCATCCTATCCGAACTGTGCGGGGATTTTATTTGGAGAATATAATGAAAGTAGATACAATTATTAAAGAATATCCAGATTATACAATCAATAATAATGGTGAGATTTTTAGTTATAAATATAAAAAACCAAGAAAAATAAAAGCGATTGATAATGGACATGGTTATTTACAGATTCTATTATATAAAAATGGTAAATGTAAAAGATATATGTTATCTCGATTAATTTATGAAACTTTTATAGGGCCAATAGGAAGCAAAACCATAAATCATAAAGATGGTAATAAAACAAATAATCGGTTAGAAAATTTGGAAATAATTACTTCTCTTGAAAATATCGAACATGCTTTTAAAAATAAATTACATAATAATCCGAAAAAATCCATAAAGCAAATAACTCATGATGGAACGATTGTCAAAATCCACAAATCATTACGAGAAGCAGCAAAACAAACAAAAATTAATAGTTCAAGCATTGGGCAAGCTTCTTGTGGCAAAAGGAAAACAGCGGGAGGATTTTTATGGCAGATATGATTCAAAAGACAAGATCGTGTGGAGAAAACGAGCTATCCCTTCTCCACACATTTAATAGGAGGATAATATAAGATGGAATGTCTTCACTGTGGTGATTGTTGTTTGCGTATGTCACCTATATCTAATCCATGCCCATATATTGTACTGAAAGATAATTACATGTTTTGTGCGAATTATGAAAATCGACCCCAGCAATGCAGAGATCATAGATTTGATAGCAGTATTTGTCCTATTGGAATTAATACGTTGAAAATTAGATCTCCACAAGAAATCGCTGATAGGATTGATGGAGGATGGAAGTTGATAGAAGCGATGAAACAAAGAGGAGAATTATAATAGTACTCGTGGTGCAAGGCATATGGCACGGAGACGGAAGTAGTGCATGTCCGTTAATTGGTAGACGAAGACTCGGTCAGCTGTCAGCCTGGAAGGGTGCGGAACGAGCGTATTCGGTTAGTAGCCCGCAGGGTTTAATGCCGCCCTGCATGAGTGCTTTATTATAATGAATTGGAGATTAATATGAAATTAATTAAAATAAGTGGTGGTAGGCGGGAAGGTATTTTTATGCCTGATCATCCCCATGTGAATTGTAATGGATATATTCCATATTCACGTTATTTAATGGAACAAAAAATAGGAAGATTGTTGAACCAAAAAGAGCATATTCATCATATAAATGAAAATCCTCTTGATAACCGAATTGAAAATCTATTATTGATGACTCAAAGCGAACACATTGGATATCATAACAGTAGAAGATATAAATTTAAATTTGATAAAGAGAATAAAGCAATATGTAGAGTCTGCAATCAAAGAAAAGATAAATCGGAATTTCGTAAAGATATTACAAAATTATTGGGTTGTCGTAATATCTGCAAGAAATGCGATAATGAATATACAAAAGACCGTAGGAGAAGGGGCTGGTAGCATAGTGGTCAATGCGCTGGGCATGCAACTCGGCGATCTAGGTTCGATTCCTGGCCGGTCCATAGTTAGTATACCTCCTTGAGAGGAAGGCTAGCAGCAAGTAGTAGTAATAAAAGCCGGTAATTCCTTCGAGTTAAGGTAGTCCGGCAAATATTCTTAATGCAAGGAGGCTACCTGATGATCTGAGCTCCAATTAAACTGGAGTAACACGGACATGCTAGGGGGCTGTCGAATCGGTGCTTATCATAATATCCTGTGAGCTCCCTATCTATTTTAAGGAAAGAATATGAAAAAGATAATTTGTGATGCCTGTGGTGTGATAATAAAAAGAATAGGCAAGCGCAGAAGACTTGTTGACAGGAAAGACTTGATTGTATTTATGTGCCCGAACTGCAATCATGTGATCAGAGTAAGCGAAGAGGAGGATGAGAATAATGACTGAGTTGATTGAACGAACACTTTTAGAACAGCTGTGGATTATGTTGCCTTTGATTTATTGGATTATTGGGTTTAATATATACAGCTTGCTGTTGATTTATATCACCCTTGTATTTCGGGATCGCAAATGGATAAAGAATCCGAAGTGGCAAACGGAAGTCGCACGGGAGAAAATACGGGAACAACGCCAGGAGAATAAAAAATTGACGGAAGAAAATGAGCAGCTTGGCACTGAAAATATATCTATGTGGGTGGCGATCCGGCAGGTGCAGAATGTGGTCGGGGCGTTCTATTCAGAGGAAAAAAGGTTGGCCATCGAAGACGATAAGAAAGCCAAAAAACAATTCGCATAGTGAGGGGATTTTATGGCGAGCATCACAGTAAAAGACATTCAACGGGCTTGGGAGATACTTAAGCGATTGAAAAATGAAGCAAGAGTGCTTGGAAAAGATACCGCGGATTTGGATCATGTTATCAAAATCCTAAGCAGATTGACCGGAGGATCAAGATAATGATCTTAGAAATAAAAGTGCCGGGGACTCCACCGGCAGGCAATGTAAATGGAGGGTATCATTGGCGCTTCGTAGCTTCATCAGCAGATAGAAAGACGCTCAGGAAATTCGCAGAGAAGTTATCTTTAGGGATATTTTATCAGGGTAAGCGGGAATATCGAATCATAAAGGAAACAAAATGATTATCAAGGAAATCGTAGAATTGATCGTGAATCTCATCATATTTGCGGTCGTGATTTTAAGCACGTTGATGTTTATCTTTGCAGCCATTCTCCTGTCGATTGATGATAGGCTGGAGAAAAAGCGGCGGATTAAACAGTAACATATGGACTATTCCAGTCAGGGGATATATAGTTATGGGGGAAAAGAATATATGGCCGCTAAATTAACTCTCACGCCGTTTTTACTCAAAGAAATAAAAAAATTAGCAGAAATGGGACATTTCGATAGATTTATATATGGGCAATTAGGAATACCGAGAAGCACATGGTATGATTGGAAAAAATATGCTGAAGAGACGATGGAAAAAATAAGGAAAAAAGAAATACATGTGAACGATTTAAGCAAAGATGAAAAATTATTATCGGAATTTTCGGATACAGTGACAATAGGCAGAGCAAAAGCTGTTACAAGAGCTTTAGAAAGAATAATCAAAACAGGTGCTACTAATTGGTTGGCTGATAAATGGTTCTTAGAAACAATAGCGCCAGATTTGTATGGCAAGCGAGAGGCTGTTGATTTAAAGCACAGCGGGATGCCTGAGAATATCAACGTCTATTTGAATGGCAAAGACCCTGAGTGAACATCAATGTTGAAATTGTCGGCAAAGTCAAACCGCTCGTAGCTTCAAAAAAACGGCATAAAATAATAGTGGGCGGAAGGGGGAAGGGTGCTTCCTGGAGCATAGCCCGTATTCTCCTGGTGAAGGGGATGCAGTCGCCGCATTTCATTCCCTGCGTGCGAGAAATACAAAAAACATTAACCTACTCAGTCAAGAAACTTCTAGGGGATACAATCAAGCTTCTGGGATTCGAGTTTTTCTACGATGATATGCTTACCGAGATACGGGGAGCGAATGGAACAAGATTCATATTTCATGGCCTACGGGATTGCGATGCAGACAGCATTAAATCGCTGGAGGGTGCAGATCTATGCTGGGTAGCTGAAGCGCAATCATTATCAAGGCGATCTATAAATATATTTCGACCAACTATTAGAAAAGATGGTTCTATCATCTGGTGGGATTTCAACCCGCGGTACGAAACGGATCCTATCTATATCGATTATATACTGCATGATGATCCCAATGCCGAGGTGCTCTGGCTGAACTGGCGAGATAATCCGTGGTTTACTAAAGCAATGCAGATGGAAAAGGATTCCGATTATGCCAGGAATCCTGAAGAGGCGGATCACATCTGGGACGGCAAACTCAGGGCGATGGGTGATAAATATGTCTGTCCTTCTTCTCTGGTTGACATAGCGATTGCTAATAATATTCAAAAGCCGGTGGGCTCAATGACTGTAGGAGCGGACATAGCACATCAAGGCGGAGATCAAATAATATTTTATAAGAGGCACGGATTGAAGGTGATTGACAAATATGAATCAAGATATCAGAAGACCCAGGTAACGGTAGGAGATTTGAAGGCCTTTACAATTGATAAAACAATCCGTATAAATATAGATAACGGGGATACAGGCAAAGCCGTTGCAGATTATATGGAGGAAGACGACTGGCTAATCAACCGGATAAATTTTGGTGGGAATGCATATGATCAAGAACACTACGAGGACTGCGCAACGGAGATGTATTTTAACCTGCGGGATCAATTGGAAGAAATTGATATACCATTCGATGAAGAATTGAGAGCCCAGTTGATTCAGCGCAAATATGATTACATTAAGGGTCGGCGAGGATATGAGGTCATGAAGATTGAGAGGAAAGAGGATTTCCAGAAGCACGCGACCTGTGAGAATAAATCGCCGGATAAGGCCGATGGTCTTGTCCTTTGTTTCTATGAACCCGGAAGCGGGGGATTTGCCGGGACTGTAGCGCATAATATATTTTAGGAGTTGATATGGGTCTATTCAACCGCAAAAAAAAGTATAAGAAAGGATTGGTTAAAAGGATTATCAGTATTCAGGCATCCGTTCCTGAAGGATCGAAGGATTATGTGATCATCGAGTCCATGTTAACGGGAATACCTGTTAATGTTTCAGTGCCGGGCACGACTAATGCGTACAGAACTTACGAAGCGCAGGTAGGGGAGACATACCGAAAATATAATGCTTTTGCCGATTTCGGTAGCCAACAACTCAGGACGATTATAGACTTGAGAACAGCTTTTATTGCGGGTGAGGGGATCTCGATTAGTTGCCAGCACGAGAGGACAGCGGCCTGGATTGAGACATTCCTGCGGAGAAACGAATTAGTCGGAAGCGGATTGACCAATGCCGTTAAAGGTGCGGAGATGGCCGGTCAATGTCTATTCCTGCTGAAGGAAGGAATCTGGCGGGACGGTTCAATTCACATAAAAGTATCACGGGTCCCGTATGTTTCCAGGATGCCCTACAAGGCGGTTTATTCAGACGTGCTTATTCGGGATGTGATTATAGACATTCAGATCAAAAAAGATGGCATGTGGGTATCTGCCGGATATGAGAATTTTATTTATGTACGGACTGGCGGTGACGACACGAATAGCCAGGGACCGGTAACGAAGGCTGGAGTAGTGCTCACGGACATTGAGAACTACGATCGGGCTATTAAGGATATGAGACGGAATAATCACATCTTTGCGCGGGTTACACCTACGTTTAAGACTGAAAGTGACGCGGAAACGAAAGCACTTCAAACCATGCTATCCAAATTAAAATGGAAAATAGGACAAGCATTTATCGGGAAAGCCAAAATGGCTTATGAGAGTCCTGAGACCGGGGCTTATGAAAATTTGACATTTGAAATGGTGGCGACAATTAAAACAATATCGTCCGTAACGGGCGTTCCTGTGCACTGGCTGGGATATGTGGATTTGATGAGCAACCGGGCAACGGCTCAGACACTATATGAGCTGATCAAAAACGCGACAGTGATCGAGAGGGTGTTGTGGCAACAAGCTCTGTATGATATGATTCTGAAAGGGCAGGAGCTTTATATCGACGCGGGCGGAGAGGAACTTCCAAGATTGAACTATGATTTCGAGGTGAAGCTGCCTTTGATCGACTTTTCGGAGTTTCTGGAGAGAGTGAAAGCGCTGAATCTGGCCTACGGCGATGAAGCAATATCGATCGATGATTACCGGAACATGTTGCCGGGGATCGATCCTCTCAAGACCAGGCGAGCAATAGAAAAGGCGAAGAAAGAGACTGAGAATCAATTAATAAAAATGGGCATACCAAAACTTAAAGAGGAAGGAGAATGAAATGTTAAAGTCAATAACAGTGCATGAGGCACTAATAGAAAAAGATCCGGGGAAGTATAAAAGAATACTCGATCTTCAAAGTCCAACAGAGATAAGGGCGAAAGGGGCCGAGCTGGAGAAATTGCAGGAAGAGCTTGACAATTCTAGGAAAGAAGTGGATGAATTAAAAGGAATGCAGTTGGGGCTTGACAAAGAACTCGCTCAGGTAAAAGATAAGCTCATCGACGCGGAAAAAGAGATACAGAAATTGAAAGAGGATCGCAAAGAAACAAACAAGAAAATCATGAAGCTGCGGGAGAAAAAGAAAAAGAGACAAGGGGAAGCATTGTAATGTACATGCGCTTATTGAAAGTATCGACGCCCGAAGGCCGGCAGATCCCGGCCAACATAAACAGGGTCAGGAATAAAGTATCAATCGGAGTGGAATATCTTGAAGCCGTAGAGAAAGACGATCCTCCCTTCGCCGAAAAGGGCGTGATTAGAATATCTTGTGATCAACCAAAATACATAGAAACTATAAAGCTCTTGACAAAATATCTTGAGGATGTATTTTTGAAAGGAATGGCGGATGAAAATTTCTATTCAGGCCTTGGAGGTGAATCTAAGCCCGGAGGAGCTAAAGCAAAAGATTCCAAAAGAAAAATTGGAAGCTCTAAAAGGAAAGGGCGTGCTCCAGGCGTACAGCCTGGCACAGGAGGGGACAAGTCACCCGAAAGTTTTGGGAGAGGGCATCCAGGTCTTGAAGTGGCCGAGGGCGGTGATCCGTCAACTGGCGGAGAAGATCAAGGCGGGGACGAAGTTCTTCATCGGCCACAAGGAAACGAATGCGCAGGACAATAGGGAATCGGTCGGCGAGATTCTAAACTCCTTTGTTAAGGAGATCGGTGGCCGATTGGTCAACGTGATTATCGGCCATTTCCCGGACAAAGGAAAAGTGGAGGACATGGATGTCTGCTCTATGGAGGCGGATGTCTATACCGATGATGAAAATATCGTCGGTGATGTCAATGATATATCGGGGATTGCGCTTGGAAACAGCGATAAGGAGAATCCCGCATTTCCAGGCGCACTGAGATTAAGCACAGTACAGTGCTTTGGAAAAGAAGGAGATAAAAAGAACATGACCTTAGAGGAAATCAAAACAGCAGTTCGTACTATGAATATTCACCCATCTCAAATTTATGATGAGGGTGATATCAAGAAAGATCGTGAACTCGGCAAAATATATACCGAGAATGCAGCCTTGAAAATCGAAAAAGATAAGCATGAGAAAGACTATAAGAAACTGAAAACTGAAAGTGAAGAGACAATCAAGAAAGTAGAGATCAGTGAGGCTTCGGCCCATTTGGATAAATTGATGGGGGAGGAATATACCGACAAACAAAAAGAGTTTATCAAAAGCCGGTTTAATCCTGCGGCTCTGGATGATTTATCTGAAAAAAAATTGGGCGAACACCTGGAGAAGGAGAGGAAAGCTTTCGCTGACACCGCTAAACTGTTCGGCGTTGCCGATGAGTCGGGCGATGATAAAGGCAAGAAAAAGACTTCTGAAGAGCTGACTATGGAAGAGGAAGCTCTGAAAGAGATGGGAGTGATTTAAATGGAATGCGAAGTAATGTCAAAAACATATGAGCAAATACAAATCGATCCGCAGGAGGCGAGAGCTGTCGGTGACATGGAGCTCAGCGGAAAGACCTACGGATTTCACCTGACTGCGCTTACCGCTGCTATGCTTGATCCGCTGCTTGGTGGACTTTTAACCAGGGACGTGACGCTCATCACCGAGGCGGAATGCGTCAAGGTGACTAAGGCGGCAACGGCTGCATGGGTGGCTGGAGATCCGATTTTTTGGATTCAAGGGGAAGAGCATTTTACGAATGTCGACGATGGCGCCGGATATCTGGTGGGAAAAGCCGCGAAGGACGCCGCGATAGGCGACGTAGTGGGATACATGATTATGCATGACTACTATCCTGTCCAGCGGGGATTGCAACTTGGAACAAGTGATCTTCGTTATAAAATTGCTGCCGAAGATCCGCTTCAGTCGCTATATACAAAATCTGATGCGGTTGCGAGCGAAGGCAATGTAGAACCCGTTATTATCGATACTGTATTGACGGGAATAGGAGCTACAGGCGGACGCGGTATTTTCAAGCTGAGCACGGAAGTAAAACTTGGTGGCTGGTGCAATGCCTTGAAAGCAATTACAAGTTTTGGTACTAATGGTGCTGTGACTGGATTGGGTTCGGGGTTTTGTGCTGAATTACACATGCCGGCAACCCCACCTGCGGGAGGTCACTATGCTGCTCTGGAAGCTGAGATACAGATGCCGACCGGCGCTGGTGTAGGAGCTGGTACGAGCTATCTTTATTGTAACGTCCAGGAAGACGGCAAGACGGCGTTTCAGGCGGGCGGATTTTTCGCAATCATTGACAATGCTGGCGATGCTTCGGATGGCCTTTTTTATGATACCAGCAATGGAACAACCGATGCCTGGCTGCGAATCAAAGTAAACGGGATAGCCTATTACATCATGTTGTCACTTGCGGCAACAGAGGCATAAATAAAAATTATTGGAGGATGATTTAAATGAAGGTAAAACTTTCGGTTCTTAATAGGATGTCGCTTTTGGGTCTTCTTTCTTCTAAAGGGGATTTGACGACACTTAAGATTTTAAGGGAGCTGCGGGAGGAACTAAGTTTCTCGGCAGAAGAACATGCAGCGCTGAAATTCATATCTGCTCCAGGTAACAGGATGCGCTGGAATGAGAAGCTAGATCCGAACAAAGAATTTGAGTTCACGGGTATACGAGAGCTCCTCCTCGAAGAAGTGAAAACTCAGTTAAGAACGCAGGAAGAAAAAAAGGTCTTGGAGCTAGATTATCTTCCACTTTACGAAACGCTCATTGAGAAGAAAGAACTTGAAATTATCCACGGGAGGGATAAGGAAAAATGAAACCAATCAATTTAGATAGAATGTTTGACCTTGTTTGCCACATGAATCGCAATCAAGGTGAAGACTACGAATTCGATAAGAAAAAAGGGGTCGTGCTGAATTACGTGCAGCAAGGAGTTGTATTGCACAAGAGCCTCCAGTGCTTTATGCAAGGAGTGGGAGTCCAGGAGGAGAAGACCGGCAAGATTATCCAGGCATTTACCGGGAGCTCCGAGCTGCCGATACTGACCAAGGACGTTTTCAACGTCACACAGGACGTGCCGGCATTCGATACTTTCTGGCAGTTGGCATTCAAGGGAGTGCGTCTGAAGAAAGGGCAGCTCGCTTGGGAGATCGCTGACGTTGCCACTGGATTGACTTTCGATATAGTTCCCGAAGGCGGGAAGGCAAAGTTCTACGGCATCACCGGAGCTAAGGTACCTGTTACCATTGACAAATATGGTGCAGGAATCGGGGTGACCTGGGAAATGATCGAAGGGCGGAAGCTTTATCAATTCATCGACCTGATGAATACGGTACGGGGCAAGCTTAACGATCTGTGGGCGAACATTCACTATACCTTGCTTGAAGCTGCCGCAGATGATACGGCTATCACCTATCAGCTGACTGGCACAGAACCTATCCTGGATCGGGACATAGCGACTATCAACTTGGCATATGAAACGATCGGAGACGCCTGCAAGGCGAAGGGCTACGGAGACGTTGCCAACGCCAAGATGATTCTCTACGCTTCTCCAAAACTGAAAGCGAGACTTAATCATGCGATGCGGGTGACCTCCGCAGATGTGGCCAGAGGAAGGGTGGCGGCCGGAGCCGGCGGAATCGTCGAATACAACGTGGACGTGAGGTATACCTGGAATGCGAACATTCCTGCGAACAAGGGAGTCATGATTCTGCCAGGCAACAAGATTCAGAACTCAGTCTATATGCAGGAGTTGAGCCTGAGCGAGAAGGATATCGAAACCTTGAGCGAGATGAGAACCTACTGGACGGCGTTCGGAGCTGTGGTGGGTGATCTTGAGCAGACTTGCGAGCCTGCGTTTGCAGATTAAGATAGAACGATGTCACTGGCTGTCGGCTCAAACAGCTGGGTTACTGTAGTCGAAGCAGATACTTACTTGACCGACCGGATAGGCGCCGAGGCGTGGTTTGCGCTCTCTGGCGCCGGGAATCCGGGGGCAGCAAGCAAAGAAGTCCTGCTTGTATCGGCATATACCTGGCTGATAAACAATCCTCAGTTGAAATTATCCGCTTCTTTGACCGACAGCAATGTTAAAAACGGACAGATCGAGGCTGCGTTGTTTCTCCTTGAACATTACGATGCGCTGAACGAAAGGCGGGCGGCTATCGGAACGGGTGTCAAATCCTTCAAATTAATGAGTCGCCGGGAGGTCTTAGCACAGAATTTGACCCTCCCCTTGCATATCGCTGGATTTTTCTCGCAGTATGGTGTGTCCAACGCGGTAGTGGAACTGAAGGGAATGTATGACATATGACCATAGCAGCTTCGAGAGAGATCTCAGATATCGTTTCCTGCCGCTGGATAAACGTCTGAAGCACCTGGAAAACAAGCTCCAAAAGTTGATGATCGCTTCTATGAAAGAAGCGAAGAAATCAACTGTATATTGGAACATGATCCGCCGAGAGATCGACGCGATATATGCCCAGATGAACGTATTCTTTGCAACCTGGGCGGAGAAGCGGATCCCCGCGCAATATCGTTGGAGCCTGAGATATATAGGGGCTCGAGTTGAAGCCACCAGGGGAGTATTGAACATAGCCGAGAAGGGGCTCGGCGCTATGTTGTCAAGCAATGCAACCACTCAAATGATGACAGCTCTATACAAGGACGCTGCGGAATCCTTTCTATCGGCATCTGTTGCTGGCAGGAATAATCTTCATAGATTGACCAGGGCCACCCAGCAGATATTAGTCAATGAGGGCGTAGTAGATATCTCGGTCGCTGTGGGATTTGAGATGGGCGATCTCAGGAAGGCGGCCAGGACTTTGACTGGCGAATTGTGGAGCGGGCTGTGGGAGAATGTGGAGAACAAGAGCTTTGTGCAGGCGGGGAAGATGAGATTCAAACCAAGCTATTACGCTGAGCTCGTGGCCAGAACGAAGTTTCACGAGGCGCAGAGTTATGCTGCGTTGGGACAGGCTAATAATTATGATACGGATTTGATCCAGGTATCCTCGCACAATACGAGCACAAAAATCTGCTATGGGAAAAATACAGAAGTTTATACTAATGAAGGTTGGAAATTATTTGCAAATATAAAAGGCAATGAAAAAATATTATCATTAATACAGGAAAATCAAGAATTAGAATGGGTGGACATAAAACGAATTATACAGTCAAAGGCAGATAAATTAATAAATTTCAAAGGTAAATTCTTAAATATAAATGTAACTGAAAATCATCAAATGTTCTTTCAAAATGATTATAGAAGCAGATATAAAAAAGATAGTTATGAATTGATATCTGCTAGTGAAATATTTGATTATAAATCCGGCCGATTTTACGCTGGGTGCAATTGGATCGGAAATAGAGCAGGATTGGATTATTGTGAATTCATGGGTTATTATTTGAGTGAGGGAAGTGTATACAAAGAAGGTGAAAATAATTATAGAATAACGATTTCACAAAATAAAGATAAAAATCCAGCCAATTATAAAAAAATAAAAGATTGTTGTGAACGATATTTAAAATGGATAAATATAAGAGATAGAGATAATATGGGTATTGGTTTTAATAGTACAAAATTAGGTATTTATCTAAAACAATTCGGTAAATCTTTTGAAAAATATATACCAGAAGAAATTATGAATGCAGATAAAGACTGCATTAGAGCTTTCCTGGATGCATATTGTCTAGGTGATGGGCATATATTGAAGTCCAAAATAAAATGGAATAATGATGATAAATTATATGAATCAAGAGTCTATATAACATCTTCTAAAAGAATCGCAGACCAATTGACAGAATTAATATTAAAGATAAATAAAAGACCGACAACATATATCGTGAAAACAAAAGATAAATATTTTGAACATAAAAATGGCATCTACAAAACAAACCATGATACTTATGTCATTAGAGAAGCAAGAAATGTTTATATCAGATTAGAAAATTTAGATATAAAATATATTGATTATAATGATGTAGTTTATTGTTTGGAGTTGGATAAAAATCATGTTATGTATGTAAGAGAAAATGGTAAACCTATCTGGTGTGGCAATTGCATGGATTTCGAAGGTAAGATATTCTCGATCAGCGGAAAAGATCCTCGCTTTCCTCCATTGACAGATACTAGCCCGTATCATCCAATGTGTCTCCACCTTATGTATCCCACATTTGAGAGTGCCATGCAGGTACAGGGAACTCTTGAATCATTCTCGGCGTTTAGCAAGGGTGAGGTCAATCGGCCGCCGATTCCTGCGAGTTTCATTCCAATTGGTGATAGGAAAATCGCATGAGCATCTATTTTCCCGATGAAGTTGAAATAACGAATATCACTTACGATGCTACTTATCGCACGAAGACCGAGGGAATGCCTTTCAGCTCGGAAGCATATGTAGAAGATGAAAGCGGGATACGATTTGGATCCGACGGCCAGCCTATTGAGGCGCAGATGTTCATAGGATTGCCGCGGGGTACCGCGATTCTGAAAGGTGATTTCATTCAGATTACTAAACTGCATGGCAAGACTCCCAATGCCCAGGAAGCCGAGAGACGCGAGGTAAAGCGGGTGACCCGAGTCGGAGCTTTTGAGATGAGCCACATCGAGGTGGTGGTGTAATGCCAGCAGGAAGTATCGACGGAAAAATCAAAATGCACATGGATTTGCGACCGCTGAAAGATTTGCAGCGTCGAAGTCCAAAGCTGTTCGCGAAGTCGATGGAAAAAGGCGCGATACTATTCCTGAACTGGTGTAATGTGGGAAGTGCCAAAGAAAAACGCAAGCCGCCGATTCGCTGGGGTGTGCTTCGAGGATCAGCTTCTACATTCGTAGGTAATAAGCTCGTGCAGATATTCAAGCAATCAATAAAGACCGGGGCAGATGAAAGACCCTCTCCTGCTACCTCGGGCGCAAGGGGAGGACTGATAGCGACCTGGGTTTGGAATACTAATTATGCCTGGAAGATGCACGAATGGGGAGAGAAGCCGGGACAAGGATGGGGTGAGTTTACGAAAAGAGATATGGATGCCGGTAATAAATGGTTGCAAAAGCACATACAGAAAGACCGAGACGATCTGATGGAAGTGATCAGAAAGGAATTTAAGAAAGTTGCAGGGCTATGATCTACAATCTTGTGGCGTATTTAAAATTGCAATTACCATCGCTCACTTTCGTTGCCAACGGTTGGGACCCGGATTCGCCGCAAGATAGCATAGCAGTGATTGATACCGGGGGGGATCCCCAGCATTTTTATGACAGGACGGATTGGACGATACAACTGCTGTCCAGGGCCAACGAAGTCAACGTGGCGAAAAGTCAAGCTGATTCTGTTTATGCAATATTGAAAAATAGATTCGGGATACTATTGCCACAAGTGACAGTAGATGGTATCGTGTATGCAGTAGTGGAAACATACCAGATATCGCCGATGCAGACGCCGGGGTATCTGGGATCAAATGAGAAACATCTTGAGATGTTCTCGTTCAATATTATTATAATTACGAAGTAGGAGGATTATCATGGCACTTGGTGGAGCACTTTATAATGGGGACTCTAAACTATTTACTGGGCCACTTGGAGTGGTTCGAATCGCATTTGCGGGATATGATCTTGGCAAGACAACCGCAGATGCGACATTGGTTCCTGATCAAGACGTGAAAGATATCATGTATCAACAGGACGGCTCAAAGCCGAGAGATCACGTAAGGACAGGAATGGAATACATCCTGAATGCTACATTCGGGGAAATCAAAACGGGACTTATTAAATTGCTTATGGCGGGTGTTTCTTCTTCGGAACATGCCTCTCCGGATGATAGCGGAATAGTAGATAGAAGCATTTTCAGGTCTATGCTAGAGAATGAAGCGGGAGCTTTAAAAATAGCAGCAGTCGATGAGAACGGGATTGCCAGCGCAGATCTGGAAGACATTATTAATTTCTACGAAGTTATTCCCATCATTACGGGAGATCTTATCAACTGGGGAGCCGACACGCAGAGAAATCTTCCTGTGGAATTCCGGATTAAATATCATACATGGACTGCTGCCGAACTTACAACATTAGGTTTGACCGAAGGTGGAGCCTTTGGTTATTGGGGAGATCCTACAGATGAAGATGTCATTCCTATCGTGGATTATTGGTTGCCAGAAATTGTTTCTGCGATTGCGAATTCTGCTACTGAATTATGGGTAACTTTTAGTGAAATGATTGATTTTCAAACTGATGGAGAGCTCGCCGTACATTATAGTTTGAAACTGAATGGAAATTACGAGGAACCATCGGCTGTATCAACAATTACTGCGGTAGCTGACTTAATTCTTGTAATAACTTTCGATGCAGCGACATTCACGATAGATAGTGATGATGAAATATTTATCAGTATTTCGGAAGATGCTATCAAGGATCAGCAAACGCCTGCGAATAATTATCTGGGTGTAAACAATTATCCATGTGAGCCGTGGGTTACATAATAATAAAAAGGGATAAGGAGTATTCGGTGGCGATGGATTTCCGGCCGGGATGTCATTACAAACCGGGCACTCCTTATTTTTAGAGGGACAATATGAAAAAATTTGAGGCACAACATCTAGACTTGATTCTGGAACTGACAACCCTGGGCGGTGAAGAACTGACATTGGAACCCAAACTTATCATGAATGCGGAAAATGTCATGAACATAGTAAATAAATGGGAAATTCTGGAAAAGAAACAGAAAGAAGAAAAGGAAGATAAAGATAAACTATCTCCGCTTGAAATAGTTGCCGAAAATCTGGCAATGATCTATCCAAGGGACAAAATCTGGTTCCTGCAAAATTTCGATTTTGGGACTCTCAATGCTATATTAAAGTATGTAGCTGAAACCCTGGCCCAACTAAAAAAAAACGAGAAGAACTCAAAGTAATTTTATTCCTGCGGGAATATGACATAGGAATTCAAGATGCGATATATCTGATCCGGGAATATCCAGAAAGCGCGGACTGGTTCATCAAGGAATTGATAGACCGGGTGAAGGAATTGAAAGTGATCGCAGACCTGGAGGGTGCGAATCTTCGAGCTATGATAATGGGACTGGGAACCAAAAAGGGAAATCGGGCATATCAGAATTGGCGGATGGGCAAGCTTGACGAGCTGGAGAAAATCAAGGAAAAGAATTTGACTATATTCGAGCGGCTGAAAAGAGGATCGGGACGCAAGGCCAAGACCTTATTCGATAAATTGAAATATTTTAGGAAAGGAAGATAAATTGGCTTTCCGCGCGGGCGCAATATACGGTGAGGCAATATTAGACACTTTCAAATGGAGTAGTGGCTTAAAGGGACTTACCACTACCTCGAAGATAGCCATTGCCGCGATAGGTGCCGTATTTGTCGCTGGGATGGTAAAAGTCACAAAAGCGGCCGATGAATTCCAGAGGGCTATGTCTAATGTTGCCACCCTTGTCGATACTTCTGTCATTTCGATAAAAGATTTAGAAAAACAAATATTAAGACTCGATCCTGCACTGGGTTCCACTACAGAATTAACGGAAGGACTTTATCAAGCATTCTCCGCCGGTGCAGAAACGGCCGAAGAGGCTATGCAGATTACTAGCGATTCGGCGATGTTCGCTAAGGCGGCATTGACGGATACGAACACGGCGGTAAATGTTTTAACTACGGCCATAAATGCTTACGGCAAAGAAAATATGACTGCTAACCAGGCGGCCGATATTTTCTTCACCACAATCAAAAAGGGAAAAATAACCGGCGAGGAATTGGCGGCATCAATCGGAACTTCTATCCCCTTGTATGCATCAGCAGGGATCAAGCTTGAAGAATTGGCTTCAGGCATAGCGGCCATGACAAAGCAAGGAGTATCCGCCAACGTCGCTACTACCCAGCTGAACGCCATCGTTTCTGCATTCCTGAAACCATCGGAAGACATGATCGCCGCCTTACAGAATATGGGTCATGAAAGTGGCTCTGCATTCCTGGCTGCTGAAGGTCTTGCCGGGGCATTGGAATTAATAGAAACGCAGACAAGCGGTGATGCTGCTGCTATGGCAGACTTACTTCCAAATATCCGAGCCCTGCGTGGAGCGATGGCGTTGACTGGTGCCGGAGGTAAAACATTCGGCGAAACTCTTGATGAAATGGAAACTGCTGCCGGAGCTACAAAAATAGCATTTGATAAACAGGAGAAGACCTTCGATACCTTGAAGAATTCAATGGATAGAATACAGATAGTCGTGGGAGAAGTCGGTAGATTGATGGCTGTTGATCTGGCCGAAGGATTGACGAAGGCGGCGACCTGGTTCACGAATCTGGATGATGCGACTATGAGTATTATCAAAGATTTTCTAAAGGCTACTATTGTCGTGGGTGGTGTAGCTGCTGCTATATACGGCGTGACTGTGGCTGTTGGAGCTCTGAGCACAGCATTTGCTTTTCTGGCTGCAAACCCTGCCGTTGCTGTGCTTATAGGAATTGCGGCGGTAACAACAGCTGTAATTGCGTTGACAGCAAAAGCACATCGGGACAACATGGAAAAGTTGACAGAAAAATTTGGTGGATTAGCAGAAGCTACCGGTGTTGCTGAAAATGAAATGAATAAATTTGTTAAATCAGCACAAAGAGTAGAAGATGTATTGGAATTCATCAGGGAAGTCCCATTTGAGCGGGCAGTACGTGCGATAGATAGATTAACTGAAAGTATGAATCTTACTCGAAAACAGGTTGTGGAAATAGGATTAGCTTCGGATGATATTTCCGATTCCATGCGGGAATCTTTAAAAATAATAAAAGAAGAAATAGACAGACAAAAAGAATTGCGTGAGATTGTTATCGCAATGAAGGAAACGAGAAATAAAATACTTGAATTGAGAGGAACTTCTCTCGGATTGGCAGAAAGGGAGAGAAAGAAACAATTAGAAATTACCAAACAAATTATAGAGCAAACAAAATCAGAAGAAGAAAGAATAGCATGGGTGATAAAAGAAAGACTAGCTGCGACAAAAGTATATGAAGTATCATTGAGAGAATCTTTCGTAAAAACAAATCTGGGATTGATAGATGAAAGAGAAAATTTACAGATGAACACACAAGCGGCGGAGACTTTTCTGAACTCGCTTATAGCGATTGGTTATGATGGAGCAGATGCAATTTGGACTGGTGACCAGCAGCTTCTTGAAACCATAGGTACTCTGGAAGAATTACGGGCCCAATTAGAAAAAATGGAACCGACTATTTCAGATATCGGTGGATATATAGAAAACCTGGCCGGGCAAATAGAAGAAGCATGGACAGGAGTTTGGTACACAACGGGAGAAATTGAAACTGAAGGTATTGAGAAATCTAAAGTAAAATTGCAGGATTATTTCAGTGCCATATCCAGTGGAGTTTCTCACTTCTATAGTGGCCTGACTGCTATATCAAGTCAGTATTACACCAACCTGCGAGCTGAAATGGATCTTCAGCATCAAGCGGATTTGGTGGCGCTGGATTTGAAATTGCAGAATGAAGTAATAACGCAAGAAGAATATGATGCTTTACGAAAAACATTAGAAGAAAAACAACTGGAAGAGAAAAATGCGCTAGCTGAGAAAGCATTCAAGGCCGAGAAGATAAACAGGAAAGCCGGGATATGGATAGATACGGCGAGTGCTATCCAGGGATGGTGGTCTGCTGCTGCTAAGTTGGGTCCTATTTTCGGTCCTATCTTTGGCGCAGGAATGAGCATTGCAACGATAGCTTTGGCAGCGAAACAGATAAGCTTGATTAATAAACAAAAATTTGTTCCATCAAAGAAGAGAGGCGGGCCGGCTTCTGGAATGACAAGGATAAACGAAAGAGGCGGTGAGATCATCAATCTTCCCGACAACTCCCTGGTCATTCCGGCTGATATTTCACGACAGATCGCAATGGCCGGGGGATCGTCCTCGCCGATAATAAATGTTTCCTTCGCTGGCGCGAAAATATCCGATGAGATGGATTTGGAGAGGGTAACTGATAGGGTTATCCGCAAGCTCGGCAAAGAGATGAGGCTTGCGATATGATCGTGTATGCTTTAAAGGACATTGACGCCAACGAATATGTTTTGAATGATGCTGCGATTGTCGAGCCGGCGAGAGGAAGTTTGTCTTTTGAGAATGAAAAGTTCACCTTTGAGAATAAAATCGTGGAGAGCTCTGCACTGCATGGCGCCGTTAAGTTGGGAAAGACTCGCATAGAATCCAGAGAGATAAGCCTGCGCTTTTCCCGGGCGCTGGGAGAGAACATCGCCACTTACAGGACTGCTGAGAATGCTTTGTTGAAAGCGATTTTCGCGGCGGTTTACCTGGTCGATAAAACTCATGGTATGCAAATACCCATTGCCATCACGGATTACAACCTGGATTACGATAAGGGCGGACATAAATTATCAAGCGACAACGAATTATTAATCAAGCTTCTAAAACCATTCTGGGAAGAAACAACTGTCAGCAATGAAAGTGTAAGCCTGATTATTGATTTGAACGAAATACTGATTGATAACACCGGAGCCGTGGAAGTTCCGCCAATACTGACTTTTACGACTTCAGTTCCTATCACGCAGTTGCAAATATATATCGATGAGACCAAAGAAGGAATCCAGATCAACGATGTTCTGTTCGGCGAGCTGGGTTATTTCACTATGGTAATTGATTGCAAAGCAGGGACGGTGAAGATAGGCACGCTTGACAGGGTGAATTCAATATTGGCCGGCACTGGATTTTTTAGGTTCCCTGTCGGCGCTTCAACTTTGATGATTATACCGACCGCTGCTTGTTCGGTAGAAATAGATTGGTATGAGAGGTTTTATTTATAATGCCCACTGGATTAATTGGACTTTGGCGGTTGAATGAAGAAACTGGATTGCTCGCAAAGGACACCTCCATATATGGGAATGATGGTATTTTGGAAGGTAATAATCCTACTTGGGTGGCCGGCAAATCGGGAAACTGTGTTAACTTTCCTGGCACAGATGAAAGAATAGACTGTGGCAACGGTGCTCCCCTTAATACCATAGGCAACGGCAGCTTCTGGATTTCATTTTGGATGAAGTCGCCGGATGCTGAGCCGCAGCCAACTGGAATATTATTTTCTAAATATTTGAATGTTGTTAATCGAATGTTTTTAGCTTCTTATAGCATCCAGAATAAATTGTGGTTTTTTTTGGAAAAAGGTGATGTTGATGTTAATGGAACTTTTAATGCCACTCCATTTGATATTGCATTCAATCACATTGTCTTGGTAGTGAATCGAATCACTGATAGAGCTCTTCTCTATATGAATACGGCAAAAGATGCTACTGAAATTGATTTAAGCACTTTGCCGGCTGATTGTTCTAATGCGGGAAATGTTTCCTGGGGCGCCTATCCTGCTGGAACTAATCCCTACGAAGGTCTCATAGATGAGATGAGGATATATCTGGGTCTTCCTTCTTTAGCGGATATACAACTTTTATTTGATCATCCTGACGGTTTTCCCGACGAGGAATTTGCGGCGCCGGATAGTGTGCAGATGAAATTGATTTCTCCTTCCACTGAATTACTAGGCGTTTTATCGGACACGGATTTATCAGGCGAGATATTAAATGCCAAGATCACCGAACAGAAAATCGGCGGGATTGAAAAGTTTTCCTTCCAGGTTTCGAGAAATATTGATTTGCCGATAACGAGAAACACTGAATGTTACTTCTATGTGAATAATATACTTTGGAAAACCGGCTACATAAAAGAAACTCCCAAGGCGGATCAGGACATACCGATTTTAAATATAGCAGGCGAGGGATTCTACAAGCGGCTGTTGAAAAAAGTCATCAACATCACATACACTGATAAGACGCTGGATTTTATTGTAAAGGCCGTCGGCAGCGCTTATCTCGGCGCAGATGTGGGCGTATTCTATGATGTCGCCAAGATCACTACTCCGGCGATCTCAAATATTACTATAGAATTTATAGACAAGAATCTTTTTGAAGTCTTTGAAAAATTGCTGGAGATCGCCAATTATAATTATGCTACCGCAAAGTACAGATTCTATGTAGACAACGAAAAGGAATTCGTGTTTGAATTACTCAGTGAGGATTTCCAGACAAGTCTTTTCGAGGGCTATCAATATCAGAGCCCGAAAGTATCCACAGATTATACCAAAATAGTAAATAAGATTCTGGCATACAGAACACAGTTACTCGACTCTGATGTGGTGGAGTACGTCGGCGTATATCAGGACACTGAAAGTCAAGGTGAGAATGGCTTATTTGAAGAGAAGATCACTTTCCCTGATTACATAGACGACGATACTATCGGTAAGATTTGCGCCTTCGTCCTTGAAAAGAGAAGCTTGCCGGCGACTAAAATAAAGATCGAGAATTTCGAGATTCAAGAGGCATTGACTTTTGGCAAGTATGGGATATTCAATCGACGGGAATTGTATTGGAGGATAATAGCTGACTGCGACACGAAAGACGGCTGGAATGAGTACATAGCTAATACTTCTTTTGCTCTATCCGAGGATCACGTGTTAACTGGCAAGCGATCTTTGAAGTTCACCACTGCGGCTGGATCGGGCGGCGAGTATGTTGAATATATCCTGCCGGATATAATCCCTCTCCCGCAGAAAGCCAGACTGTTTATCTACTTCGAGGGCGTGACTGTGGAATTCAAAGTCACCTTTTACGACGATCACGGGAATGAGATCACGATAAATGTGGGCTCCGCCGAT